ACTTATTTTCTTTTCAACATGAAGATCAAAAGGAATTCCGCTAACCGTACCTGCTGATTCAAGTACTCTTTTAAATTGTTTTTTCATAGACGGAATACTTGATTCTTTCCCCTTTGTGTTCAGCCTCCATAGTCCGGCTATTTTTATTCTTGGTATCAAGAATGTTATTGATAATAATGTGACCCATTGACCATTCACCTTTTTATGTAATGACTCAATCAATTCCTTGTCGTCTATTTTATTCTTATCAACATACTTTTCTTTGCCTTCGTCCCATATCATAAATTCCGTGCCGTCACCGAATGCCCACCGTCTGCCGTCTTTTCCCCACAGCTCATATCGTTCCCAGAAAGATTCGAAGAAATCATCAGAACAAAAAGTAATCTCAATTGAATTCGGATTGTCTCCAAAGGCTTCTGTAAAATAATTCTGATAACGTCCGGTAGCCTTAAAATAATCATAGCTTTCCGGAATGGTTACAGTTTTTCCGTTTTTAGTTATCTCTTTAGTGCCGCCTATTTTGATATATCCTATAGGGGAGTCTTGTTCTTTACTGTCCGGTATTATTCCCTGCATCGATTTCCTCCAAAAATTCAAGTGGATCAACTTCTTTAATTAGCTCTTTCACATCAGATTCAATGTTAATAGTTGTATCAATAATTTCAGCTTTCTTCTCAAATTTAATTTCTGGATTTTCATTAACATACATTTCAAGATAATGATTCCATCTTGCCTGAACTGGATTGTCTGTCTGCTCTTTAAATCTATAGGGTGTTACGGTTTTGCCTATTGGCAATCTGTAATCTTTACACCCGTAATTAAAAACTCTTTCAATCTGATAATCAGGATATTTTTCATTCCATAGTTGCCGATAGCTTTCAAGCTGTATAATATATTCATCATAAAATTCATTCTGCCGTCCGGTTTTCCAATCAACTATCGCGTTAAATACTTCATCTTTATATTTCATTCTGCAAACAAGATCAATTGTGCCGGAATACTTTTCACCTATTATTGAAGTCTCAATAGCTATTGGATCAACTTTGTAATCCTGTACCCACTGAATAAATCCTATCAAGTCTTGTTTAATTTTAGGATGCCATTCTTTAAAATTATATTCAAACCTTATATCCTCTTTCCGACAATATTCATAAAGTTCTTCCATTAGTGCTAATTCTGGTAAATCAATATTATATTTAAGAAGTAATTTAGCCCACAAAATATGAAGAAATGTACCGTACATGGATTTTTCTTTCAGAATTTCCCTTGATTGTTTATATCCATTATCACACCACCACTGTAAAAGAAATGGAGACATTGGTATATGCTTGCCTATTATAGTTGTAGTAGAGCTTTTAATTACAGGTTTGCCTTCTTCATCAAATTTAAAGTAGCACCTGTCACCTTTAATATTTGTACGGTATATTATTTCATCTTGAGGAATTATAAAAACATCATCAAGATAAGTTGCTTTGAGTATTTCTATTTCTTTATTCTCCATTATTTCCTCTCTATCTTTATTTTTTTACCGCAAAACGGACAAAATTCAAATTTACTGTCATAGAAATTATTTTCATTCATGAATTGAGTATGAAAGCATGATGTATTAAAATATGAAAGATGCTCTATATAAGTCCAAATACATTTATTCTCCATTATTTTTTCCTTGTCTTTTATAATTATAAACAGAATATACTATGTAAGTGGATAAACAATACTTACAAATATATTTTTCTTTATCTTTATGTATGATTTCTATTTTAATCATTTCATGTCCACAATCTTTACATTTCATCTTAATGTATCCTCGGTTTTAATATGTTTTCGCATATCTTCCATGGCATTTATTTCTATCACAAGTACAACCATTACAAGGGTCTTTTCCTTCATTTATTAATCCCATTACTGGTTGTCCACCAAGTAGGCATGATTGTGGAACATAACCTTGTTTAATTGCCATTTTTAACATAAAATCATCATTATCGGCTATATCTTGTTCAAAATAATGTACTTTCATACAATCCTCCTAATGTATTTTTATTGTTTTATTTATCACCCTCTTCGACATCAGGCCATATTTCCGATTCTTCCTGTTGCCTTAGCCATTCTTCGTAATAACCATCTTTACCATGAGAAGGATCACCATAACACATTGAACATGTTTTTGATCCTTGATTTTCTGGTATCCAACTACCACACATTACACAATTTGCCATCTCATTCTCCTATAAATGTAGTATCAACAATAAAATATCTTCATCTTGTGTTAAAAAAAACTGTAATAATAACTGACGTAATATTTCATCACGGATTTGTTGCTGCTTAGTCATATTTTTTCCCACAAAATGGACAATATATTGGTACAATTGGAAAAGATTTATAATTTTTACTTTTCTCTGTTTTTTTATATAAAATCTCAATACGTGGATAATATTTTGGTTTACCTTTTGAATCAAAAACTATATTAAATGATAATTGTGGATCTATTAAATTTGGATGGATGTCTTTTATTTCTTCATCAATTTTATCAATACAATTACACATACTCTCACCCTCACATAAATTATTTTACTAACAGTTCTTCATCGCTTCTTCTAATTCTTCCATTGTTTCCATCTTTCCTTCCCACCAAACTATGCGTTTACCTGCTATAAATTTTAATTTATTGTCATCAAGAGTAATCGCTTCATAACCAAGAACTCCACTATGATGCTGAACAAGATTACTTTTAATTATTGCTTCTATTATTTCTCCGGTTAATAATTCATATTTTACTTTTTCATCAATTTCCAGTTTGATTTTATCCCCCTTTACTCCCGGTGTAAATCTTGACCGATATATCATCATGCTTTTTCTCCTATCTTCACATAAATTATTTTATTGTCCTGCTTACTATTTCCCACAATCCTTTTTAATATGTTTTATATCTTCAAGTATTGTATTTAGATTGCCGACTTCTCTGTTTGTCATAGTTGGAGAGAACATTTTATTTATGCGTTCTTCCAATCTTGCCAGTCTGTAATTGATGTCGCTGCGGTGTTCTTCTGCGTAGTCCAACTGTGCGTTGAATTCTTTCCAAAAGTCATCTTCAGAAGTAAATAGTTTATCGGTTGGTTCTTGACCTATTATTCCCATCATATTCTCCTTACCTCGTACCAGTCAGGATTAAGATTTGCTTTCCATGCTCTTTCAAGTATATCGAGCTTCTCTTTAGGAGCTATCCAGCCGTAAACAGGAATGCCGGTTTGTTTATCTATTATGGTTATCATTCTTTATAACATTATCCATTATCGATAATATATTGCCTGACTAATTTAGCGTATTTAATGGCTGTTTTGTATGTCTTAGCATGTTTCATTTTTAACCATAAACCATTACAGCAGTATATTTCAGAAATAATTATAAGATTTTTTTTGGTAGGATTCAATCTACACCCTATACAAAGATTAATATCAAGATATTCTTTGCAATAAGGACAACTTGAAGACCCTATAGAAACTCCAATTTCTTTACTCATCTTATCATAATCTGGTTCCATCCTTAATGGTTGTTTTTCCATCCATTTTATTTTTTTGTCATAACTTTTAATTGTCTGTTGTTTAATTGATATTGACATATTATTTATCCTTTATCTATTTATTCCAGCTATCATAGTAAGTTACATACCTGATTATTGCACGTTCTACAATTTCAGATCGTGTAATATTCTTAAAAGGATTTTTATTGTTTTCCTTTTCAACTATTTCTTTCAGTTTAGTTATTAAATCTGGATGGACTCTAATTCCAAAGGCTTCTTTTTGTTGTTTCATATTAACAATGTACACAATAGTATACAGCAAGTCAAGCAATAATTAATATTTTTATATGGATTTGTTAACTTTTTTTAAATTATTTTAAAAAGAAAGCTCTTAGAAATAAGAGCTTAAAAAACAGAGCGTCTTCACATTGCATGATAGGTAAGTCTCTGTTATTGAAGGATTGTATGATAGTATGTTAAATCTGAGATAATGACTTTGTTAAGAATTTTTTACTTTTATTACCAATTTCTAAGTATTCATATTTGAATCCAAGACTTTTTAATCCCCTATAATAAACTCTTTGCCTTCTATTGTCACCCCAATGAACAACGATTTTTTTATTCTTAATATTTTCTTGAATTAAAAAATCAATAAATAATTCCATTCCCAATTTTGCCAATATTAAAGATTTAATCCCTACGTGACCGGTTGTATCAAAATCGGTATAATTAGATTTTCTTTTTGAATAAATTCTTAAACAAGTAAAAAATCCATAAAAATCTTCATAAAATTTAAGTTCAAGCGTTTGATTATTGGATAGTTTTTCTTTGAATAAATAATAATATTCATTTTCATTATTATCTTGTACATATTCAAATATTCTTTTCATTTTAATGCCATTATTGTAACTGCTGTTAATGCTGCTGCTCCTGCTAAATACATTGTCCAATTATTCTTTGTGCCGATCTTATATTTAACTTCTGCTGATTTACAGTTGTCTTGAGCCACTACATGAAGATAATCGCTTTCCGTATAATCTCGAAAAGTGATAGGACTATTGTAACAAGTAAGAAGATCATTAAAATTATCAAGATTATACTCAGGCTCATCTTTAAGATGAATATACTTAGTTTTATACTCAGTCTTATAAACAACTTTGTCAACGATTTTAATTTCTTGCGTTGAGAAATAATATTTGCCACAAATAGCTCCCCCTGTAAAGAGGACTACGGCTATTATTACCCCAATTAAATATCTCATTCTTCACGCCTGCGGTTCTTTGCGTAATTAACTGCCGCCTGCCCACCCCATACAATACCAAGTACGCCCGTCTGAGCATATATGATCATTGCAAGATCATCAACTTTTGCAGTATCTTTACCTACTTTATAAAATACAATTATTGCAGATATACAAATAATTATTTCTACAAGTATAAATGCGATTAATCCGATTTTCTTTGCTGTTGTCATTTTATTATTTCCTTTCCGTCGAATTATGATTCTTTTTTGCTATTGTCCAGGCCTTGATGGTATTGCATATGTCCCGTTATTATAGAATGTAAATTGTCGGTCTCTGTATCCAGTTCCCGATATTTTTCAAATAACAAATCATGATCTTTGAAAAGCCGTCTTGTTATAATACTAATAAGTGCTGTAATAACAGTAATAGCAAGAGTAATCCAGATGCGAGTGTCACTGAATATGCTGTCCATATTGGTAATTTCCTGTTATATTTTCTTCTGTTCATACGATTATCGTTTCTGTATTCATGAACTGGTCTATTACATTTCTATCCTGATCTATGATAGATATAAATGCCCTGCTTCCTCTTTCTATAGCAGAGAATAACATAGATGCAAATATTACATAAGCATTAGTACTTTCCGCAATCCACCCTTCTTTATTGCTGTTGTTGTCTGCTCTATTCCCCATTAATACACAAGCATCTGTATCATCTTCATCATTTCCTATGTGAGCGAGAACATATTTAAAATTCGGAACATTCATCAACTCAATTACGCCATATTTTCTCGTTAAGGCTCTGACTGCTGCATTCTTATGATTATAATAACTATTATAAACACCACCTTCTTTTCTTATTCTTAATTCGTATTTCCCCGCAGGGATTCGCGTTTCGCCATGTACTTTAACTACACGATATTCATCTTCAAGTGTAAACACATAACGTACGTTCTGCTGCATGTCTTTAAAATACAGCATACCTAACGTATCATGATGATTGTCGTACATTCGGATTAATAATGTATTGTAATCATTCATTTAATCCCTCTAACAATTTTTTTCTGAACACTTCTCCATCCCCATTACAGGGGAACGTAAATTCGATTCCATCATCAATTGCCTTTCTGAGATAATCTCTCGCAATCTCCGGTTTGCGTTGATAGTCATATAAAAACGTTTTAACCGCAACTTCCAGATACGCAACACTTTTAAAATCCACATAGCTACTCCTCGTTTAATTTCTTCATATCTTCCTGAGATAATGCTATCCCTTTGTACTTATTCAAAAGCTGACTTCTTATTTTAGTAAATGCCTGATCTATAATTTTACGCTTAATTTCATCGTCTGCATTTTGAAATCCTTCGCTTTCACATATTTGTGTCAAAACCTGCTTTCCGAGCCGTCCTGATTCTTTTACATAATCTCTATATTCAGTATCTGTAAATTCTATAGTTCTCATACCAATCTTGGATTTCTGCTGTGGTAGTGCGGGATAATAACCTATATCTTCAAGAGTAAGTTCTACTATATCGTCAGTTTGGGTAGCCCATTTATAAGGCAACCATTGTCTGAAGAAATTTCCGGGTATAGTTATATCCTCTCCCCATACGTCCAATCTTGGTTCTTTATGTTTATAAAGTCCGGGAATAACCTGAGAAAATGCTCCAAGAAAATCTTTAGTTTCTCTTACTTTCGCATCACCTTCTCCGTATGCTTCTACTGCCCTGTTTATCGATCTCCAAAATCCGCTAAAAGGTACGAGAGACGTTAACTTGCGTACTCCTGCCGATTCCCAACTTTGATTGACATTAAGTAAGTCCTGTATGCCCTGCATATAGGTAGAATCAATAAGATTCATCACAACCCCCTGAGAGGCTTTCATAAACTTTTCAGTAATGTTTTTGTCATCATTTTCTTCTATCATATTATTGTAAAACTGCGAAACACTCGCAAGTACAGTATTAAACGGCTCTATTCTGCGATATTGTACCCAGTTATCCCCTACCTTAACAGACCACGGAAGTTTTCCCTGTCGATAAAATGCTTCTCTTTCAGATTTCTTTTGAGGAGCTTCCCCTGTAATTTCTCCGTTAGCCATTTTATTGGCAAGTATAAACGTAATAACCGAACCTTCAATTTGTTTTGCCACGACCTCTGCCGGAGTTTGACCTTTTCTCAATGCTAACCCTAATCCCGGCGTCATTTCCACACCACGTTTAGTCAAGTTACTTATAGTACTTACAAATGGTACAATTAATCTTGATCCCGGAATTGCTTCTCTTAACTCTAAAAATTTCTTGGCTATCTTTCCCGGCTCATCCTGAAACGTAGCATATCTGGCAAACTCCGCAGCTTCCTGCATCATTTCTTTTGACGGATTCTGTAAAAATTGTCGCCTAAAATTATCTGCTATTTCTCCTGTAATCCCCTTTTGCTTAATAGTCCGCTCTACTATAGCCCCAAGTTCCATTTCATAAGCCATAGCATTAGCCCATATGTCCATTGCCTGCAATGCCCTGCTAGGCCCGGTTATTACGTTAATAACTTTCTTTCCCACTTTAGTCTTGTAAAATTCAGACCGTTCCATTGCGGAAAGAATGCCATTTCCAATATCTCTGTTAAACTTAGACCTGAACTCTAAGGCTTCCCCGGTTCGCATCATTTCTGCCGCACCCTGAGCACCTTTTTTAAGTCCTTTTGGAATGCCTGCCATCATAGGCACTATTTCAGACATAAAATAATTACGCTGTTTTTTGCTGAATTTTGATATAACTTTATCTACTCCTGCCGTTAATGCCCTGTGCGGTAATTGAAACGCCCCCCATAAAGCATTTGAAGCTACATTAACTACGTGTGTAGGTATACCAGAAAGGATAGAATTATACCAATATTCATAAAAATAATCTCTAAGTTTAGGATCGGGAAGTCTTTCAACGAATCTTTGAACAGAATAAGGATCATCAAAATCTATTTCTGAAAGTTCTTTAATTTGGCGTTTATTAAGTCCCTTTTCAAGTTTTGCTACTGCTTTAAAAGCCCTGTTCTTGCCTACTTGAATATTATACATTTGAAGTCTGCGACCTGCTTCAGAGGCCATTGGATTAACCACGTTAAGTTGAATATCTCTTACCTGCTCCTGAAGTATATTAAAGTCTTCAACGCTGATCTCACCATTTGCAGCTTTTCTGGCAGCTTCAGCAAGATTATCCTGATTGGTAGCATTTATTACCCTATGAGCAAGCTCCTCAGCCGTAGTTGGCGTTTGTCCGGATTTAATCGCCTGAATTCGGGTTTCATAAAATTTAGGATCAGATTTAAATTTAGTAAGTATGCGATCTGCTTTTTCTATTGTTTCTTTATTGGTTACTTTATAGGTTTCTCCAAATTCTTTAAATGTATCTAATTCAAGCTGCTTGGCTATGTCGGTTATTTGCTGTCTGTGAAGATTTATGCTCCCTGCATATTTAGGTGGATCAATCTTGTTAAGATGATTATCAAGCATCTTAACAAATGCTTTAGATTCTTCAGCTTTGCTGATTTTTTTAATCGCGCCTTTGACTATTTTAGGAACATCTTTTGCTCCTAATGTTATCTCACTTACTATTTCCTCGGCAACCGGTTTAATTAATTTAGCTCCTTTTAGTCCTGCCTTTAAACCGGTTTTTAACCCAAATCCGGTTCCCATTGTTACTGCTTCTACCGGATCAATTAAAGGAGTATCAAGCTCTCCCGTATACTTTACATCTTCAGGCTGCCTTAATTCTTGCAATGTCTTTTGGTGAGCTTGTTTTTGTTGCCTGCCAAACATTCCCAATACAGCTTCGTCCAATTCTCTACCAGCCTGTCTTAATTCGTCCAGAGAAAATATAGGAAATCCTTTTTTATCAGGTTTTATATTGTCTTTAAACCGTTCCTCAAGAGATGCAACGTTATCAAATCTATCTTCCAGAGACTCAGGTTCGTCCGCAACTTTTTTAAATCGCTCTTCCAGAGAAACCCTGTTAAATCTTTCTTCTAAACTATCTGTAGCCATCTTCTTTTAATTTCTGTAATGCTTTGTCCTTGCCGTATTTTTTTATATATTGCTGGATTATTTCATCGGTTGCTACTCCACCTTTGGATTCTTTTTTAATCTGCTGATTTACGTTAAATCCACCGCCCATAGCTCCATACATAAAAGTTTCTCGTTCACTTTGTCGAACCGTACTTGGAACTACTTCAGGATGTGCTCTCATAAAACCCTGTGCCGTAGAATGTGTGCCTACTACTCTGCGTTTATCTTTTGTAAAGCCTGAAAATTCTACCTGCCTTGGTTTATAGCCTGCTCGTTTAGCTTCCCGTTCTTCCAGGTATTTTTTAGCCCATTCAGGATCAAGCTGAGAAAGCTCCTTAATATATTCAGGCCATTTCTTAACTACTCCTAAGGTCTGAGGATCACTTATGCCGGATTTCCCCTGATATTGCTTAGGATTATCCAGATATTGATCTATATTTCGGAGAGTACCTTTAAGAATTATTTTACGCTGTTCATTCAACTTATTCTGTGTTTCTTCAATTTCAGCTAATTTTGTTTTAACCGCACCCCCACCTACACTTGTTTCACCGCCCAAACGAGTTACCAGCATTTCAATATCAAACGCACTCGAAGGCTGATTACTCTTAATTGATTTCATAATATTAACTACTTCTTCAGGCTCTATAAGATCATCGTTAAGAACTATTGATTGTACTATTGGTGTCTTAATAATTCCCGATTGAACAGCTCTTTGCATAAGTTTTTGTCGTTGTTCAGGTGTAATGTTTTTAATTTTCTTGATCTTTTTATTAATATCTTCATACCTGAGAACATCTTCATATTCTGCCTGTAGCATATTTGAAGCATTAGCCTGTGGTTTTTCTCCCGGATCGGGAATAGCAGCATCACTCGCAGGTTCCGGCTGTTCAGGTTTTCCGCGTTGTCTCATACCCCCTAACTGCATTCCCGTAGCAATGCCCTGTTGTAACCGACTAAACGGATTATACGCTTCTGGACTTGGATAATTTATAGGCATAATAACCTCCTATGACGCTTTTTCTAATTTTTCTACCTTGCGTGCAAGACTTTTTAATCCCATGCTCACAAGTTCAAGTTTATCCGGTATGAAAATACCGTTCTTTTCTTCCATTGTAATCTCATCGGGAGATTCTTCTGCTATGCCACCGAGATATTCCCTGTCTATCTTTCCAAGATTATCTTTGTATTTGTAAGAATAAGACTTGGTTTTTCGTATAGATGTAAGAGCTTTATCTTCGTCTTTTTTCGTTTTCTCTTTGATGTTCTTTTTATACTTTTTACTAGAAATAGCCGCAGCTCCCAGCATACCGCCAAGCCCTATCAAAGAAGCCCATCCCTGATTCTGAATAGCTTGATTCTGCGCTTGCGCCTGATAACCCATTTGAGTATATGCCTGATATGGAGCAAGTAACGATTGATAGGCTCCTACATTTCCACCCAAAATTCCACCTGTCCCTGATATATTAGATATATCCTGAGTAGCCATTCCTGTAGTTAATCCTGAAGTAGCTATGGCTGTTTGCGCACCACTTGTAAGTGTTCCATATCGTTCGGCTTCTTCTACCGTAGCCCATCGTTTTTTAAATTCACTGAGATTTTGAAGTCCAATAGTATCTGTTCCCGTAGCAGTTTCCCATGTATCACCCTGAATAGTAGGAAACGCCGATTTAAGCTGTTCAAATTCCTGTTGTTTCTGTTGTTGTAAAGTTTCCGAGAGAGGCAATTCCCCGGCTATGGCTTTATTATAACGATCCAATGCCCCTACATAAGCATCCCACTCAGCACGTTCGGCGTCTGTAGTATTAGGATCATTATACCATTCCTCATCAGTCATTTTAACCCATTGCTGAGAACTCTGTCCCTCGTAAGTTCCTATTTTTTCCTGAAGATTATCATATGCTGTTTGATATTTGGCTACCTGTTCTTTTGCTTTTTCAATTTTAGGGCCGTATTTTAACCATTGAGAAGCAGAGTTCGGCATATCTTTAATAGAGTTCCATTTATCCTGCAATGCTTGAAGTTTTGCCTGTGCGTTTTCATAATTTCCGGCAAGAGCCTGTTCATCTTCTGTCATTTCATAAGGCGTTGCTTCACCTTCGACTATCTTATAATGCATTTCATGAGCAATACTTGGCATCATCATTTGATAATATGCCTGTTGCTGGTTTATAAGATTATATATCTCACTATAAAGTTGAGTCTCCTGCTGACTTGGTTGTGGTGTATCAACTGAAGGAAAACACATATCACACCTCCTGAAAATAAAATTTAATTCCGTCTTTTTCCGTATATGGCTTCATTTTAAAATACCATTCCAATAATTTAATCAACGTCTTGTCTCCTGCTGAAAAAAAAGATTTATTATATCCTACCTTTTTAATAGTATTTAAATATTCCCTCATCAATTTACAGGCATTTCCTAAACCCCTGTGTTTTCTGTCAAGACAAAAATGCTTTAAACTTGGATAATCGTGTTCCATTCTGTAACCGAAAAACCCTATTATATCATTATCTTCCATGACATAAGTCTCAGCCTTAATAACATAAGGATATTCATCTTCTGCGTGTTCTTTTCTAAGCATTTCCTTTATTATAAGATAATCTTTTTCTTCTAATTTTCTTACTCTCATTTGACGTTTTTTAAAATCTTTTATACTTTCTTAATTACCATGAAATATATATTAATATTACTTTTTATTCCCTCAACACTCTTTGCCGAGTGGACAACTCAGGATACTGTTTTTGAATTGACTTCATTATCTTTAATATCAATTGACGCTTGGCAAACATATACTTTTCTTTATACGGGAAACTATAAACAAAAAGGGCATCATGAAGATAATCCCATTCTTGGGAAATACCCAGCTAAACAAAAATTTTTTACTTACTGGACTACCTGTATTATCGGACATTCTATTGTTTCCTATATTCTCCCTAAGCCCTATCGTTCTTTTTGGCAATTCTTCTGGATCGGAGCTGAACTTAAAACTATTCATCATAATTACCAAATGGGAGTTCGATTAAAATTACCACGCTAAGCTAATATTAGATACAATAGTACTTGATCCATCTATTAATGTTAAATAATTCATAGTTATTCATTTATCCAAGTCCTCTGATCTGTTATTCATTATTATGATAATATATATTGATAATTACCACGACATCGCAATGGTATAAATAACAGAAGAATCCCCATTTACAAAAGTCCATTGGTAGATTCCTCCATTTAATGCATTAATACAATCAATACTTATAGTTGTTGCATTTGTTCTTGTCGCTTTTGATACTATAAAAACATTTGTGCCACTGGCATTAGTAAATACACCACTTACAATTATTTCATCATTCGTATTTGGTATATAGGGAGAAAGAGTATCAAAAATTGCATTCTCTGTTGTATTATTATCATATATACTATTAGTAGGCTTCCTTCCTTTTCCTGCATATATTTCATCACCCGTATAAAGCGATTTTTCAATCCCTACCCCACCCTCTACAATTAAACATCCCGTGTCTTTAGATGTTGAATCTGTTGTATCAGCATTAGTAACAACCCCGTTTATATCTAAATTACCAGTAATATCTAAATTACCAGTATAGCCGTCTAAAAGAGAAAGTATTTGTGCAACTGTTAATTTCTTAGTTATACCGCCCTGATCGCATCCTAAAACATCCGTAGTTGCCGGAGTTACTACCGCTGGAAATTCTGTTACTTCTTTAGCCATATTAAGCCCCCTGTCCTAATTCTGTCACATCCGCAAGGATTTGACTTATAAAATAATCGTCTCCGTCCTCATTGGAAACGTCAATTTGTATCCTCGAACCCGTCACACCCAAAGGCACGCCGTAATTTTTCAGGATATTTTCCGCTCCTGCTGTCGTTATGGTATAATCAGTAGTTAAAGTCCTGTCATCTACTGATACTTCCAAGTGCATTGTCTCAGTGCCTTTCGGTTTCATAACCAGCCATATTTTATCATACCGTTTTTTCATGCGTGAATTACCGAACGCTAATGGAGGTGTTTTAAAATTTGAATCATAAGCAACCCCTGCATCCTCAAGAGTCTCATACTCAAGAGCGTAAAGAGTTCCGCCGTCGTCACCTGTGAAAATTTTCCATACCGGCACGGAAGTTCTTACAACCGCGCTTGAAACAAAATTTATATCAAATGTATGTTTTGTCCAGAGTCCTCTATCTATCTGGTAGCATAACCCACAAGTAGGTAAAGTCTCTCCGTTAAGAACTACGAAAATCTTAACCATTCTTAAATCAGGATCGTATCTCATGTGAAACTTCTCATATTGAGTAAGGTCTACGTTATCCTCAATCCATTTATGCAAGAAAACAGGTCTAACTACTGAAGCTAACTCAAAATCTCCATATTGCTGTGTTGCCCTTACTGATGCCAAGTTGCCGTCGTCCGACATTACCATTACATCAGTAGGCGTCTTGACCCATAGATTCTGACTTGCTGCCGCGCCCTTAAACGGCAAAGCGTAGTAACCCCAATTCGCAACCGTAAGAGCTTCATCATTTATTAAGTATGTCTGTCCTAAATTATCGCATACAAATAAATACTCACCAAATTCAAAAGCCGAAACTATAGCAGAAACCATTAAACGTATTGTCGTTACATTGTCGTCCCCGAAATCAGCCTGTCCGCTTGTAGAAACATAAAGTACATTCGGAGTAGTCGAACATCCGAAAGCCCATAGCCTTTTATTAACTCCCCGTCCGTGTTTTATGAAATACTTGGGAGGGTTATCAATCCAGTCACTTGGACAAAAAGCCAGATTAGTTAACGGAATTTCCGCACCTAATCCTGCATCTGCCGTATCGTCTTCATAAGTTGTGGTAGTATTATCAGCAATAGTGTCTAATAGTTTATAAGTAGAGCCCCCTGCTTCCGTGCGATAAAGTTTGCGTGAAGTAGTTCCGCTTGGCCCGGTAGGAATAGCCGTAAGATCAACTTTTCCGTCCGTCCCCTGATCTGCTACCGTTAAAGCATTACTCGCCTTGTTGCCTGAAGATTCACCGCTTGAAGTCACGTAAGTTACCTTGTAATAGTGTACCCCATCATCAACGTTTCCCGCTCCATCGCCTGCAAGAGCCGCTACACATGCCGTTTCGGGTGTTCCAATGTCCCATGTATCAACCCCGCTTTGCCATACCTGCGGAGTATCTACCCCGTTGGAGATGAACAACTGATCGTAAAAAGTCTCAAAGAACGTATATCTGAAATTGGTAAGTCCTGATTTAAGTTCTGTTGTGTAGTCTCTGTAGACTTTCCCGTCTGAAGTAGCTTTAATCAATGCTGCTTTATTCGTACCCCATTCGTTTCCAAGATTATCCACCCATGTCTCCGCACTGTCATCTACCCATGTATCCCCGTTAAGAGAACCGTCCTCACGGATAAACTGGTAAATTCCCATAATATCAGGTGAATCGGTTATCGGAGTGGAATTGAGTTCTTCACACCCTCCTCTCGGCTGACGGCCTCCGTTATGGACATTAACATTATCTACATCAACCATAGATTCCTGCGGAACTTCATCATAATTGTCATTTCCGTTCCAGCTTCCGGTACATGGTATTTGATATGTTTTACCTGTATACATTAATAACTTCCCGTATTTATATTAAAAGAAGCCGACCTGCGTCCTATTCTCCGTAACGCAGGGTCTACTTTAGCTGAAGGCACAAGCCTTGAATTACGTCTTGCTATGTCGTTCTTCAGGATAACAGATTTTTCAATAACCGTATTCAGTAAACTCACGTTATGTTCTGGAGCTATCGTAATGGCAAAATTATATCTTAATGCGTCTTCATATTCGATAGGTTCTAAGAGTGTATCCGTAAGAGCAGAATAAGCCGGATAAGGTTTAATTGAACTTATATACAAAGTTTCTGCCGCATCAGGAGCTTTATTAAAATAGAGAATCCCAAGTGTATTTTCAGGAGCGTAGTAAAGAGCGTCCGGTCTGCCAGAGATGTCTTTATCGTATATCTCGTCATATTCTCTTTTTGACAGAATCACATTGACAGAATGGTCATATCCGTCCGAATCACGTATAAAAGCCGATTCGATTCTCATAGGTCTGGTGGTATCAAGGTCTCCCCCTGAGCCTATAGTATAAGATTCCGTACCTGCGGTAAGAGTAAGAGTTTCTTCAGCAGGGGCATAATGATGAATTTCTTCCCATGAGGCTATCATTTCATTAAAAGCAGTCAAAGCCTCTGCCAGTTGAGTTGTCGTCAGCGTGTCATACCTGATTCCACAAAGCCTTAAACCGCCGTATACTATATCACTCACTATTGCCATTATACCCTCCTATAACTCAACCCACCAAATTGATCCAACGGTATTTACATTCCCGAATATTTCATTAACGGCTTTTACCACTCCGCTGTAATTTTCCACATAATCATGTCCGCAAATTAATTTTCTGCATTTTGGAAGCCATGATTCAATATCAGCCTTACATTCTTCATAAGTATGTCCGGCATCTATAAAAACAGTATCTACTTTATCATTAAAATTTTCTGCAATTGCCGTAGAATACCCTCTTAACACTTTAAGGTTATCATAAAACCCCACATTACTTATAAACTCATCATAAACATTTAATCCGAATTTTGCCAAAATTGAATTATCACTTTCCGTACCGTTCCAATGATCTACTGCATATACGGTTCCTTTACAATTCTCCAGAAATACCTTAGTGCTTCTTCCCTTCCAGCTTCCAATTTCAACTATGCTGTCAGATTTTTTGGCTATCTCTTTTAAATATTCCAATTCATAATCAGCCATCCATCCTTTTATTCCACTTTCTACCGCATCCATAATTTCTACTCTGCGCCCCATTAAAAATTCATGCAGATTTCCCTTAAATTCCTGTGTCCCTATATGAATAAAAGTTATATCAGGTGCTACAAATATTTCACCTTTCATGTCTGTCCATTTTTTACAGAAAGCTACATCTTCTCCATACCAATTATTGTCATTTTCAAAAATCATTCCAGTTTCAAAAAATGAATAAATGTCTCTTTCGTCCGGTTTCATATTATAATGAGAAATCATTCTTTCAAACACTCTTCTGTTTATCCTCATTAGTCCGGTTGGTGCTCTTTCTACGTATACTAACCCGGTAGACTCTTCTTTACAATTATTGTTTCTGCTGAAATCTAATGTAACAGTGTATTCTTCTATGGATTTTTTATAGCGGTAAGCTCCGGCTATTATATCTTTATCAAATTCAATTAATTTTAATAGCGCGTCATCCTGAAAACTCAAATCAGAATCTATAAAAATTATATCATCACAATTTGATTTTAAGAATAAATTAACACAAAAATTTCTGGATCGTTCTATATAAAGATCACTATTGTAAAGGGGCATAACAGTATGCCCCTTTGACATTAGTGACAAAGAATTTTTTAATATCGATTCAGAACATTTTCCATGTATCTGATCGTTATAAAGGGTTATTCCTAAGAATAAATTCATAGTTATTTCCCTTGTTATGCAACAGTTATCAAACCGAGGTTTGATAATGCTGTAGCAATAGCTAAAACATCAGCTTTCAATAGTGTAGTTGTTGTTCCAGCTCCCAATGTGACAGTCGCTTTTACTATCGGCGTAGTAAGACCGTAAAATCCTATCTTACCATCACTTCTACCAAAAACAGTGCCATCATCATTTCCATTGTCTAAATATTCTTTAGCCATGATAACCTCCTATGACGAAATTCTGCAAGCCCATTCGGGACGAATACATTTCTGACCGAAAAGTACATCAATCCTGCATGGGAATTTGTCATTAACTATATCATACTGACGAACAAGCCTCATAGAGATATTGTCCATATTGGCACGATAAGCAAAGTCAACGCCTTTCGGCATTTCCAAATCCGCAAATACTACAGTAAAAGCGTCCTTATGATAAGCAAGCGAGTTAGTATAAGCAGTAGACGCTGTACCGGAGCTTCCGGCAAGGTCAACTACAGTAGCGGCACTTGCTTCCGTCCAGTCAGCACAATAAGCGTTTTGTTTCGCACCGTCCTTGTAGATAGGCCACGTTATTGTACAGTCTGCGGCTGAACCTGTTCCGGTATAAGCAGTCGCAACTGTAAACTGTTTCAGAGTAGGAAGAGCTACTTTAGTTTCGGGATTCACGTCATAAACGCCTGCTACCGTGATAACATCGCCTACGTTAAATACTTCAGCATTTGTCTGAGTAAGTGAAAGTGTAGTATCGCCATTAGAAAGTCCGCTTAAATTACAAGTACCTGCTGTTGTTCTTGATCCGTTAGTATGTACGGGTGTCATTTCCGATTCATAGTGTTTGAATGAGTATAACATACCCATTAATCCCATGGTATACTGTCTGGAAATTTCACTTGCCGGATTATACAGCCCCTGACCGTCAGTTATGATACCGTTAGCCGCCAGCGCATCAGTCAAAAGATACCTGTTAGCCATAGGCGCGAGTCCCTGCTGGATAAGCCCTCTTGCCGCAATTACATCGTCAAGAGTAGGAACTGTGCCAAAAGTCGTATTTTCTAGCTTATACACGTAAGGATATACTGCATCAATTACAGTCTTTTCAACTTCCGCAGCCAGTCTGGACATTGCCGGTTCTAGAATTCTTTCTGAAAAATCGTCCAGTGACAGAGTAAGTTCTACAGAACTGAAATTAATATCCACGCCTTTCTGGGTAGCTACAGTCATAGTCTGCGTTGATTCAGTTAAATCCTGAGTATCAAGCGTAGCACCCGTTCTGACTACAAATTGGTTCGGTTCCCTGATTAATAGTTCTCCGCCGTTCTTAGCTCCTGATGTGGCGAATCTGTCATCAAACTGCTTATTGATGGTATTACAGAAAACCAGATTGTTGTGAAGTATCTGTAGGCTCTTTCGGGTAATATCGCCCGCAGATAAAGTTTTCAAAGTATGTGACATAATTTACTCCAATTGTCGTTTTAGTTTATCGAACCTCTTCTTCTCTTCCTTTTCAAACCATTCCTGGTCGTTCTTTGGAGTTTTCTCCACAGTTCCGACTTCCGGTTCTACCGGGTTGATCGGAGGAGGCGCGGAGGAAGATTTTTTCTGAAAAGTCTTTTCGATCTTTTCCAGTTCTTCCATAATGGTTTCCGGTGAATTTTGAGTAATTTTATTGAGTCTCATAGCAAGAGCCTTGTTTTTTCCTATATGGTAAGCCAAGATTCCTGAATTTTCGCTGTCAAGTATCGCGTCAGCCAGCATCGGAGAAAAAACCTTATTCTCATCACTTACGACTTCATATACATCCGGGTATTGTTCGGACAAATTCGCAACCTGTTCGTCAAAAAGCTGTAACCGTTCATTATAATGATCTTCCGGTTCTTCTTTTTGTCCTTCTCTCCAGTTATAGAAATCTTTGTGATACTGCCCCATTGCCTTGTCGTAGTCTTCGTAATTAACCTCGCCTGTTTCATCAACAAACGTTTTAAGGCTTGGCATTTTCGGTTCTCCGGAACCTTTGAGTTGTTCTTTGAGTTTCTTATTCTCCTCAAGAACAGAATGATACTTGGCAGTTACCTTGCCAATTCTCCGCTTAACCTTGTTGGTGTACTCAATATCACCCGGTTGAGGAATTTCCTGCTTTTCCTCGATCTCAGTTTGTTCAACTGGTTCTTCCTGAATTTCCGTGTCTTGCACGTTTTCCATCTTTTCCTCCTAACTTTTCAAAAAAGTTAATAGTTTTGATTGTATTATATTACCAAAAGCATCCGTGCTAACCTGACTTGCAATCTCGGTTATTGCAGCAGAGCTTATTGTTGCAGGAACTTCACCTGTCATTTCATCAGCTTCTATGTCGCCATCTGCATTTGCCGTACCCGTTAAGTAATCCTTAGACGGCAACTTGGCTATGATTTGATCTATTAATCCGTCAATCGTATCGATTTTGTCATTAAGAGTAGTCCCGGTATCTGTTAAAATATTATCCACTATGCCGTCAATAACGTCTATTTTATCATTAAGAGTAGTCCCGGTATCTGTAAGAATAGCCGCTATATTGGCCGTATGATCTGCCGTTTGCGGAGTATGCCCTGTAAGAGTAGTAACGGTAGGAATAACGTTATTAGTTCCTGCGTATCCCGTTCCGTCAAAAAATGCTTCTGCGTTATCTGCCGCTGTTTCATCTTCAGAGATTGCTTTAATGTTGACATCCATGTATCCGTCGTCTTTAGCCGTGAACAAAGAATCATAAGCAGCTTCAGCAAGCACCATACATTCCATCTTAACTTGTAACGCCCCCGATTCATGAACGATTATATCAAGCTGTCCTTCGGTATTAGTATCAGTAGTGTCAAGAGGACAATTATAATAACCAAGCTCATCATGCGTACAGGCATTAGCGTCGTTTTTCTGGGCCATATTCTGACCATTCTTACTGAGTCTTACATCTGCCTGTGAAATAGTAAGTCCGGTCTCATCTGTATTGCCGTCTGTACTGTCCACGAAAGGGCCTATTAAAACATCAACTGCCGTATTTGCTCTTAATAATTTCATGTTAAATTCCTTAAATGGTGCATAACTACAGGTATTGAAATACCTCCGACAGTTTCCACATACATAAATTGAAACATGTCATCTTCTTCAAACATCGCATAAGGATTATTAGTTATATTAAATATTTCATCTGCTGATTTTGCTTTATCATAAATATATAGCCATTCAAAAATTCCACCCGCGTAGCGATCGTCCGAATCTGTACGACCCCCAATATTTATCAAAGCAGTTGAATTTGGAAAATCTACACTTGAACTGGTATCGTCCTCTCCAATATAAATTCCATCTATATATAATTTAAAATTAATATTCCCGTTATCTTCCCATGTTATAGCAAAAACACTCCCATTAAAAAAAATAGCTTCAGCAATTGTAATTTCTGCCGGACTTCCATCGACTACAATTCGTAACCCACCTGCGGTAACAGAATAGTAAGCCATAAAAACAGAAGTATCATCTCCAACAACAAAAAAATAATAATATCCACTTGAAGGGACATTTGTTTTTTTAAACTTAAATATTATCGTACCATTACTTCCGGCTGGTAATATACTATTACATACAGGCCCGTTTATATGTTCCCTATCATCATTAAATTCAACTCCCTTTCTGTCAGTTCCGGCATATCCCCAGTCCGGTGTATATGTTCCATCAAAAGCATATCTTTGTTCAGACACATGATCCCAGATACCCTGTCCGGTATACTCGTTCATAAGGGAACAGAACACAAGGTCTCTTGCATAGGGATGATTTAAATTTAATCTTTCACCTTTTAATGGTTTCATGATGTCGCTATCTCATACCTGTAAGTTCTCATTTCCACATCTATATCAAAAGTATCTGTTGCTCCTTCCGACTGCATGCTGAATCTGTAATGTCCCGGCCCTTTAAGATGATAACTGAAAATATCTTCACTCCCATCGTTGGAGACAGTAATTGTATCTATTGCTATTTCATCCCCGTCCCATGATGAATCCCTGCGCCGGAACAACTTTAACACTAAATCATCAGTCGAACCGCTTCCGGTAAATTTAAAATCAACAATAGCTCCCACATTTTGAGTAAGATCAATATTTGACGTATAGCCGTCCGTATCATCTACCGGCGCGGTATTATCCAGGTCCGAATCAGAACCAGTATATAGATTAGTTTTATAAAGTTCGGTATCACTTCCCGCATATTCATATTCCGGATAATTAGCCATTATTACCTCATGTTACATCACGGTCTAAACCGTAGTATTTGTAAATATTCTGTAAATATGTTACTCCTGCCGTAGAAAGTACGGTATAACGGGCATCAATAATGTTCCGCTTATCCCCTACCGACAAATCAGCATTAACTTTTATAATTTCCATCCATTCATAGACTTCACCATTCTGTATAGCTGCATACTCCGTAGGATTTCCGGTTTCCAGCCACGGTACATCTGATGTGTTTTCCTTTACGTCGTCTTTAACGGCGGTTCTTAAATTATATCCAACCGCATTAGTTTCATCAGGAACCTGTATATGAAACACTACGTTTATTTCATGGAGTTTGTTACTGCATTTTAGTATGTGATAATTTGCCATCATTTACCTTCTTTCTTTTTTCTGTGAGCATAAGCCTTGCCCGAAGAATCATAAAGACCGGGATTTTTCGATTGTACTTTCAGTTTATGCGCCGTATTGCTGATTTTTACAGACAAATCAGACCCATGAGATACGGACCCTTTTTTCTGTTTATACTTAAACTTAACAGGCGGTTTTTTCCCGGATTCTCTTTTCGCAAGGTCTCTCTTAATATCAGTTAAAGACATACTCAGATACTTTTCCTTTTTCATATAAACCTCGGTAATTTATATTCTTTAAGTCCTTTTATGATTTTATACTTCCGGTACTTTTCAATATCTACCAGTTTAGGTTTAAACCATCCCTGAACCAATACGTACTCGGTACTGCCGCCCAACGTTCCGACCCATAACGCCAGTCTTCGCCCAAACCACCTGTGAATCACCAGAAAATCCCTTCTTACAGGCTTCTCTCTGGCTTCTTTTTTGGTCATTATTTTAAGCAAAATACGTAGCCCTGTCTGTCCATGATCCAAACGCGATTTGTTTCTTGGTCAATGTATCAGCGTCTTCCCATGTAAATTTAGTAATTTCCCAATCCAGCGCGTCATCACTTGGGTTGGTTTTAAGATTTTGCCCTATATAGCTGGGATTATCATTTTCATCAAATTCATATTGAAAACATCTTGCTCCATCCATTTTATATTCCTAATTCCGGTATTTTTCCTTCTTTCATTGCCTGCTCCTGCTGCATCTGGGCAGACTTTTGACGTATCGCTCCCAGAATCTCGTCCGATCCCGGCGCGTCTAAGAACTGCATCAAAAGTTCCAAAAGAACTGGAGCGTAATCAGGCGCGTACTGCATGGCCTGAATGATATTCTGAGCTATCTGCTCACGTCTGGAAGGATTATTCTGAATGCTTACTCTTACGTCATAGCGTCCTTTAGACAGGTCGTTAAGTATTATTTCATTTCCTTCCGCGTCAACTGTCGGCAGATTGATATTTACCGTTTCCTCGCCGCGTATTCGTATGACTCTCTGGTTGTCGTAAATTTTAGGTATCAAATCCAGCAGTATCTTCTTGGTCTGAACTTTGGCTCTCCGCAGGTTATCGGGAAAGTTAAAAGTCATCAGGTCGCTTCTGGCGCTACGCGCGACTATGGCCTTGCCTGATCTTTCGTTGGACTGCATTCCCAGAGAACTTTCGTACATTCCAAGCACGTCTTTGATGTTGGCGTCGCACAGGTTCAACATAATCATAGCCCCCTGATCAATCTCAGGAGTTTGTGCTCTTTGAGGCGCACCCGCGCTTGTATAGTTATAGAGCAAATAAGGCAGATTGTCGGTATTCGCCGTGTCCCACAAGTCTTCATAGCCGTTGATCTGATCTTTCGTGAGAATATAAGGAGCTTTTGGAGTGAGAGCGACCTTCTCGGTCATTGAGGTGAACCAGTAATCGTAAGCCTGATTCATGTCCTTCGCATCCCAAATCAGGCTCAATTTGTGAGTTTTGCCCTCTAAGTGAACTTCATGTCCGGCTACTTCCACTATAGGAATGTACTTACCCGGCCATTCCTGACGCTCCAGAACCTCATGCCCGGTGATTTTGTACCACATTATCTTATAAGACTTTCGCGTATCTCTGCGCTGAACGTTTAATTTAGACAGGCCTTTCCTGTTTTCGTCGGTTTCTTCGTAAACCCTTACTTCGTTGTTCTCAATGACTTCAACTATCGTCTTATCGTAGGGTTCTTTACGAAAATACTCAGCGATGAACAACTTGTCGTCTTCAAACCAAAGCTCATCGTCCTCGGCAGGTTTAAAGTCGGACTTTTCGGCTTTCGGGTAGCTCTGTTTGAATTCTTCCCACGGAACTCCCTCACGTATGAACGCGAAATTGCCTCTTGGGTCTATGTCTACGTTAAGAGGATTCTTGATCTTCTTTAAACGAATTTCCTGATCGAAACAGTCATCCATGTACTCGGTGATGACCCTCCAGTATCCAAACCCTCCGCCTACCGCATGTTCCCCTGAAAGAGTATATACCTGATCCGCTTCGCTCTGATACTCGATGTCCGAAATAAGATCGTTATAAACTTTGGCTATCGCCGGGTCTCCCTTATCGTCTACAGGAATAATGTCGTCCCTGTCGGGGATGCCTCTTTCGGAGTTTACCACCTGACGGACAAACTTGGCCATCTTGTTGACGGTAAGATGAGGCCTTCCCTTTTTGTCGCGGTCTGCGACATCGGAAGAATCCCAGTGGCCTTCCTCTATGTTAAAAGCAAACTTCATGCTCTCCTTGAATCGTTCCTTGTTCTCAAAGTTATTCTTGTCTATCTTTTCATAACGCTCGCGCGCTTCAAGGATTAACTGTTCGTCTTTCATCCTCTCATCCAGCTCCCTTTAAAATTCCGCATAAGCCGTTCCGCGGTAAACTTCCGGCTTACCATCGTATCCGCCCGGTAGTAAAGAATAGCCAGGGCATCAGCCTCGTCAGGAGAACGACCAAGTTCTTTCTTAATATCGTGTTTTTCCATAATTACCGTTTTGCCGGACTTGTCGGGTTTATACTTGATCACGGAAAGTTGGCTCTTGAGGTCATCATCGTCCGGTATTGAAATCGTGCCTTTTTCGAAGCACTCCCGTAAATTCCAGTACATTTCGGCTCTCTTATTGACAAACCGTTCCTTGTTGTCAGCAGACCTTCTTACATCAGCAGCCTCGACTATCGCGCCTTTTTTGTTCCGCAGGTCTCCCTCAACGTGCCACCCCAGACCGATAGTATCCACTCTTACACAATCGGGGCTTCGAGTGTCAATCTCGTGTCCTATCCAGTTCACCAGCTCTACCGAATCGTTGGATTTCTTCCTCATAAAATCGTAAACCTGATTGCCTCTCCGGCTGGCTATGATAGACATGTCGCCTCCGCCTCCACAGTCTACCCCAAACACTAACGGAAGTTCCGGCGGCACGAATAACTCACGGTCTACAGCAGCCTGAATCCACTCCCAGTTTATCAGGGTATTTTCGTCAAATAACGGCGGCAGCCCCAGAACATTCATGCGGTACGGGTTAGAGTCACGACCGTATTTCGCTTCGATTCTTCTGTTATTCTCCTGATTAACAATCTCGCTGTCCTCTGAACTCCAGTGTAAAGTTATCCAGTTTTTTTTGTCTTTGTACTGGGTGTCAAGAGCGTACCCTTTGGCGTGCATCGGGTTGAAAATGATCAACATTAAATTACAGTACCCGGTCATATTTTTCTCAAGAGTTTCATAGACCGGGTTTAAAACGCCCGATCCCTCGTCTACTATCTGAAGCATATAGTCCGCATGCTGACCCGCAAGAGTCTCTACCTGTTCATCCGGTGATGACTTGGGATTGGCGGCCTTGGTAAAAGCAAACCACTCACGACCTCTCACGTTTTCCTCAACGTCCTTGTAAAAAAGCTTATCGCTCTGCTGCACGAAGTAGTCCCTTACCGCGGAATGTTTAAGCCATTTGGTAATCTCAGACCAGAGAACCTTATTAAGCTGATCCGCGCTGACGCTCACACAGGGTATCTTGGGAAACGGAAAACAAAACATGAACCACTGAATGATCCACGCCGTTACAGCATCCTTGCCCGTACCCTTTCCGCTCATAACACTCACACCCAGAATATCCTGAGCCTTTCCCCGGCACTTATCGTCCACCAGCTTCGCTACCGCCAAGAGAGCTTCCTTCTGCTGACGAGTCACGAAATAGTTACTTCCGGTTTCCTTATTATAAGGTCTTAGGACACATTCCTCTACAAAATCCAGAATGTGAGTTCTGTACCGGATTATCAGGTCTTCCTTCTGTTTCTGAGTTATTTTCATATCTTAATTATATACTTTATCCCTGCTGCAAAAGGTCTCGTTTCATCGCCTTGTCTTGGAGTTCCGTCTGCGCCATCGGATATTGGATCACCTATATAATCTGTAGATGTATTTACAAGCGAAGAACCGGAGGCAGGTGATCCTACATCTGTTCCTACAGACACATTATTAACACTTGATCTTATTCCTCCATGTCTATGCCCCTGCATCTGATCATTCTCAAAACTTCCTACACTCGGCCCTGCAAAAGGATTACCGTCAGCCATTGTCTCCGATCCATGAGAACCAATACCACGTAAGAAAGCCCCTCTCAAATCCGGTAAGTTAAATGTTGTTGATCCATTACCAACTCCCCATGTTGTGCCTATCTTCGAAAAAAGTGTGGCATAACGAACCCTGCTAACTGCCGAACCATCACAATATAAAAAATCATCAGGAATTACACTACCTGCAAAAGGAAAAATCATTCCTGAAAATAAATCAGATATTACATTTCTTATCCCTTCTGCTTTCATGGCCTTTTATTTCATTTGTGGGTAATTGAGACTGAACACACATGCTCCCTCTCGCTGTGACCCATACCCCCCATCAATTATATACTGCATTATATCTCATAATCTCATGTGTTCCCGGCCTGTACCCTGCTTAATCTATACATATCGTTATAATTACACTCAATATCTATTCTAATTAGTATAAACACACATTGAGTCGAGTGTCAGTTATTTATACATACTCCTAATAAGTACTATTTTGATATGCCTTTCTGCTGCTTTCCGCTTTATCCTCAAGCATCTTCTTGATGCTCTTATCCTTAGTATCATCAGAATCTATAACAGTATCATATAAATCACTGTCTTCTTGACTTAAATATGCCCATTTGTGTGAATACATCAGGTCTAATTCCATACATTTACCCTTAATCCTTGCATTTTGCAATACTTTTTTGATTTAGATTGGAGTTGTATAAATCTACTATTCAAAATCAAATTATTGATCAAAACTATCATTAGAAATACTATTGTTTTGTTCATAATCTTTCAATAATTTCTGTAATATTATATTATTAATTTTGTTAGCTAATTTCCTTGCTGCTTTATCTATAGCTTGATTATAAATTCTTTTAAATCTCTTTCTATAATACCAACTTTTAATAATCTTAATAAACATACATTTACACTTCACATTTATATCTCTCAGGCAATCCATTTCTACTTAGTTTCATAGCTTCTTTAACTACATATTCTATATCTGATAATTCTCTATGATTTATTGTTATTTCTATATTCTTGTATTCTATAATAATCCGTATTGGATATCCATCATCATAAACAGTTAACTTAAATTTACCTATTACTTTACTATTCATAATCATATTTCCACTTATTATTAAATAAGCTTCCTAAAGCACAGAATATAAAAGTTACAACAATAAACACAAATAATAAAATGAAGTACGGGATAAATACTATTGCTTTAATTACTTTATTCATAGTCCTAAACTGTTTAATAATACTTGCTGATGCTTTGCAAAATATCTAATAATCTCCTGACTCTTTATTGCAAACTTAATTTCTTTCCATGCTTGCTTTGTTAATATTTCATTCATTATTTCCCTGCTTGTCTTTTAATATAAGGATAAGATATTCTATTTGCTTTATATTCTCGATATTTCCCGTCATATTATAATAATATTTTTCAACTTCTTTCTCTAATAATTTAATTTTATCTTTTATATTCATTATTTCCCCCCTTGTCTTTGTATCTTGTTAGTATTTAAAACTCTGTGTCGTTGATTCTGTGCAGTCTGATTCATGGTTTCTTGACCTTTTCGATCTTATCCATAACATTTGATGCTGTTTTCTTGTCCTTGGTGTTGATCACCAGAGCTATTTGTCCTGGTGTTGCCTGTATTGTTGTCTTGCAGTCTGTTTGAAGTAATAAGTAAATAGCTGATAATATTTTCTGTTCTTTGTCAGTCATGGATCACCACGTCTGCTGTAATGTCTTTGACTTCTTCCTGTTTGATCTTCTGTCTGTATTCCTTGTCTGTTTTCTCTACTAATGCAGATAGTGCTGTGTTCTGTGTTGATAATCCACGTTCTAAACGTTCCTTGTCATATATTATTCCAAAACTGACTGTCTTATCTCTTAGTGATACTTTATCAAAATCCTCATTCGCTATGCTTTCCAACATCTTATCCTGAACACCTGCCAGAAGATCAGCTCTGTAATCTTTGAAACTTTCCAGCTTTTTCCGATCTACATTATATCTTTGTAACGTTCTTAATATAGTGGATTTATCCCTGCCAACGATCTTTCCAATTTCTACCATAGTCATGTTTGGATTCTGAGTCTTTAATCTAATAACTTCTTTTACTATCTTTTTATTGGCTGCTGTTGCGCCCTTTCTGGTTGTATTAGTTGTATTATTTTCAGTCATTTTTACAACTTATTTTCCCGGTTTTTTTGATACTGGTTATATACTTGATTCTGCTGATTTAAGTAATAGTGTAGGTTACGGTTCTGGCAATCTCTGATTGTCTTATGTCCATTATATGTGCAACTCTGGCAAGCCTCAATTTGTATCTGTCTATTTAGTTTTATGCAGTACATAGATTTATTAAATTATTATATTCCTCTTGTAATTTCTGCATCTGTAATTGATATTGTAAAGTATATCGTGATTTATCTTGTATAGAATTATATTTAGCAAGCTCGTAAAATTTTTCATTCCCTTGTAATTTATTTAATCGATTTAATTGCTGTTTACTTATTTTTATTATTCTCATATATACAAATATAATTATTACAGGACATTATTACAAGCACTTTTTCAATTATGTCGTATTAAAAAAATTTAACTTTTTTTATTTTTTTTCTCTTTTTTCTAATAAATGTCTTGACAAATACCGACATGTATAGTACTATGATAGTAGTTATCATTGATCTTTCAAATTCCCCGATGTCGAGCTTATCAATAAATACAAGAGTTCCCAAAGATTGACGAGACATCCAACTCCTGTTTCTTTTTATATCCCTGAGCTTATCAGAGATATAAAATAAAATACAGGAGTTAAAAAAATGCCAAACAACAATCAAGTAAACAAACTTCTAAAAAAGTATCACAATTCAGATTGCACAGTTCTTCAGATTGCCCGAATTGCCGGCAACTGGCAGGCAGTACTAACCAAAAAGCCGGACAGCTTTACAGAATCATTCTTAAATAGAATGTTTTCTAATATCTCTATATCATGGGAGGTTTAACATGAAATTCTCAAGCCATGGTTGCGGACACGGATTAAATGATCTTTATGTTAATTATGAAACGCCAAAAGAAGAACAACTTATTAAAGAATTTTTAACTAAAAATAATATCTATTCATGGAATTATTTTTACGATAAAGTTGAAAAAAAACAAGCTATTGAAATCCCATTTGGCGAAGGCTGGAAGAACGATCTTTCAAAATTCGTTTCCAATAATCTTTAATATCTTTCCTCTTGCTCTCATAGAGGGCAGGAGAAAGGCTATTAAAGCCTTAAATAAATAAATGGAGGATTTAAAATTATGAGTACACGCTGTCAAGTAGTCGTAAAAGATTCTTTTAATGATGAAATTTGGTTTTATCGTCATTCAGACGGATACCCAGAAGGCGTCAAAGAATCTCTTGAAACATTTCTTTCATGGGTTAAAGAAAAACGTATAAGAGATAACGCCGAACAATCCGCAGGTTGGTTAATAATTATTGGCCATCAAGATTATAATGTTCCAGACATTCCTAAAAAAAATTTTGGCGGCAATATAAATGATGGAATGCATGATTGGAAAGTCGGAGCATATGAACCTTGCAGCCCTGAAGAACACGGCGATATTGAATATCTCTATACAATTGATCTTACAAAAAAACAAATTTTCGTCAAGGATATTTACAAAAAAACAGAAACATTATTTCTTGAATAATTAAAAAACAAGGCGGTCATTAAAAATCTTATATTTTCCGGGAAGTTTATTCCCGGTCTTTATAAGACTTTTAAGTCTTAAATATAATATAGGAGGTGATAAGATGAATTATTTAGATTGCGGCTATTCAAAACCTACTGCTAAATCTATGATTATTATTCAAGATATAATAGAACATGCAGAAGGACATCCAGGAAAAAGTTTAATCCCATGGAATGTCCGGATCAACTCCGAAATAGCTAAACAATTACAAGAAAATATTTATATCTGCAATGCAACAACTTTACACAGAGTAGCAAATAAATATTTATCTTTAAAAAGCAAGGCGGTCATTGCGACCGCCTAAACAATCAAGTAAAATAAGATTCAATTTAAATATAATAAAATAACAGGAGGATGTCAATGTCTGATTTATCGTGGAAAGAACTTTTTATTTGTTGGTTAATTGCCAGTATTATCTGGCTTGCAGGATCAATATTTATAGGAGGTCTCTAATGGGAAGATATGATTATAATTTCAGGACTGGCAGCAAAGAAAAGCATGAACTACTAAAAGAAAAACTTGACCTTTTAAGACGTGTAACCGGGAAAGATACCTACTCAGTTATAATGGCCGGACTTGGATATATTGAAAAGATCAACCAGGTTATAGCCGACAAACTCAAAGAAATCGACAATCCCTGAGCTAAGTGGCCAAGACATTATTTTCCTGAGTTGGATATAATATATTCCGGCTCAGGAATTTTTATTTCTATTTTAATCAAGAATTCTTTTGGATTTGTTTTTATAGAAACATAGCAATCTGTGTTTACTAATTTTAAAATACAATCTTTTATTGTATTCATTCTTTCTATTCCATCCATTTTATTCCTCCGGTCGCACTATTCTTTCTTCTTGCACATTATTATTATCAAGATACATATCCCCAAAATACTTTTTATGTAGTTCTTCTGTGCGTTCAAGCCCCCGGAGATCAGAATGTAAACTTATATAATTGATATCATGCCTTTCATATTCTTCCATTTCATCTTCTAATTTCTCTCGTAATTGCTGACAAGCTCCTGAAAATTCATTTGGATTCATTTAATCCCCCATAATTCTTTTACTGTTTTTCTAATCTCACTAAGTACCATATACGCATCTTTATTCTTTCTGCAAAACATTCTATACATCTGTAACTCATGTAATAATTGCTTTATTCTCTTATCTTCAATGTTTATTTCTTCAGTTTCTATTATGTTATTGTTTATTATTTGAATACATTTCCGACAATAAATATCACAAAGAGTAGAATTTGATTTTTCTATTTTTTCTTCTATCTCTCTTATAGCTTTTGTATATCTGAATTTCTTTGTCATTCTTTCTCCTTGTGTTTATTTAAAATATCCCGAAGTAAATTATTTTCTATATTCCACCATCTTCTCATCGCATTATTTTTAGCATACTGTAATTTCCTTTCTAAATCATTAAGAGCATCTTCCAAAGCCTCAACCAGTTCTTTCTTTGCTTGACGTTCTTGAAAAATAATATCTATAGCCTTAGAAGTATCAACAAACACACCTCCAGCAATTCTTCCGCAACCTTCACACGGATGTGTAGTATGACATAAACAACCAGTATGTTCTTTGCATGGCTGTCCAATCCTATACCCATTTAACAATTCTCTCTCTATATTCTCTTTCTCGTTCATTTGTTATCCTCCAATTGTTTTTTCTCTCCAATCATACTTAATAATTCCTGTGTACCGTCAACCTGCTCTTTCATAATTTCATAAAGTCTGTCCCGCAACATGTCTTTGTATTTTTCAAGGTTATAGATTTCTGATCGCAACTGACTTTCACGCTTCTTCAAATCGCTTTCTTTTTTAAGGTCAACTTCATGTTGTGCTTTCCATGTTTTAATTTGCAGATTAAGTCGCGTTATTTCAAAATCTCGTTTGCTTAATTCCGCTTCATAATAGTTCCGCTGATCTTCCAGCTTACCCTTATATTCTTCTGTAGTTTCTCGGCTACCTTCCAGTTTGCCGTCTTGAAATATTTTATCTTCTTTTTTTCTGTTGAATGGATTCATTAAAAATCACCCTTCTTCTGTTTCTAAATATTTTTCTATATAATTCCTATCTTGAGTAAAAATTGAAATTTCATTATCTACAAACCATTCACCATCTTCATTTTTTTTTACACATCGTCCTCGTTTCAAATCCATTCTTAAATCATTCCAATTCTTTCCTTTTTGAAAACACATTTCCTGAAGTTCTGAATTATTTTTTTTATGCAATTCTTTATGAGAATAAAGAGATTGTGCTAACATTTGAATACTATTCCTTTCCCAGTCTTTTTGTCTCCAAATAAAATAATTACATACTTCTGCTTCCGGCAATACAAAGCAACGAGAATCGAATTGAATGTAAATATTGTTTGGTTGAACATATCCATCTCTTGTTGCAATCATTTCACTATTGAAATTATCATTATATTTTATAGTAAAATAACTACTTGCCATTCCAGCACTAATACTACATATTTTTTGAATTTCATTGTTAAACCATGATTGAGTATTTAATCTTTTATAATTATGAAGCAATAAAGAAATTTCATCTGACTGAATATAAGCTAACTGACAGGTATCAATATTCTTGCAAAGATATTTCACTGTATTATCCATTAAAGTTATAAATACAGAATCAAAAGGTTTTTCTGCTTTTTTAGTTAATGTATGAAAAGCTCTGCCATCAAGCCTTATGATCACAGGCATTCTTTCGGGAAGTTTATATTTAAAGATTTCTTCATAATTTTGTTTCATCCTTCCGCCTATGCTATTTTTATTATTATATTTCATTCTTCTATATCCTCACAGTTAATCTCGAACCAGATTAAGCCATCCGCACTTTCAAGACATTCAACGCACAAAGTAAAATCACCGTATACCAGCCGTCTTTTCTCTCCTTCATTGCTGCATGGCTCGCCGACATATTCAGGTGGTTCGTTTACATAGGTATTGTCGTAATCAAAAGAACAAGAACAAATACCAGCCAACAAAGTAATTATCAAAGCCAATGGAATGGCAATTATAAATGCTTCCCTACTCATTCTTTAACCTCCTTAATTCATTTTTTAATATTATCTCAACATCACTTAAATTTATGCCGGTGTTGTTTTTCTGCATTGCAAATATATCGAATATGTTATCACCTTCACGCAGTTTAATATATGTATTAACCTGTTCGTGATAATAACCAGAAATTGACGGATCTGGATTGTGTATGCCGTAAATATGTTCTTTCTTCGCAAGTGCTATACCGTTCCTTAAATCATAACGTAAAGCATTTGTTTTTTTTCCATAAACATGATGAGCCTGTATAACGTCCCCATGCCACTCGCCGGATAATTCACTTTTCCCATCTGCCCTTAATTTAATTATCTGGCTCCACAATTTATCAAGTCTTTCTATTCTTAATGTCTTATCTGATTTCTTGCGTTTCATTTAATTTTTCCTGAACATATAACAACTGACCACAACCACCACCAATAGTATCCTGTCCAGCAGGATCAAAAATTTTTAACGATTGTTTTGGATTTATTTTTATTATTATATTGTACAATCTTTCGGCTTTTTTTATGTCTCCATTATTAAATCCATTTTTATCACACAATACCGATATTGTTATATGATTATTTTTAACTATATTTAAAATTTGTTCTATTTCATATAATGTCTCATTTCCAGTAGAGATATAATTAAAATAAGCTAATCTTCCAGTTATTATTCTAAAAGAATTTGCCAATGCTTTTATACTGTCAATATCAAGCAATTCAGAATAATTCCCTAATAGTTTTTTACGTTTTTTGTCTTCATAATGATGTAAAGAAAACTGTAACCCAAATTTTTCATACCTCCTTCCTAGGTCAAAAATTTCAGTGTATAAATCACAATTTAATCCTACTGTGCTTATAAAAAAATGTTTACCTATATATAAATATTCACAAGCTACACGATAAACCGGTTCCCAATTATCCAGTGGCTCCCCCATACTCATTGCCATTATTTGTATCTTATTGAAATTATTTACCTCTTTTAATAAAATATCTATTTGTAATTTCATTTCATTTATATTTAAATTTCTAATAAATCTTTTACCTGTTCCACAAAAACAACATCCAACCCGACATCCACTTTGAACAGAAAAACATATAACCGCTCTGTCGTCATATTTATATAAAACACTTTCTACAATTGCAGTCTCATCTTCAAATATAAATTTTGAAACAATACCATTTGGATCATTTATTCTTTTGGTAAGAGTTATCATTCTTCACTCCTTGTGTTTCATTTAACTTTATCTTTAAAATCTAAAGGATCAACCCTTGTAATTGACCCGCCGTATAACATTTGATCTACTGCTTGTTGCATAATAAATGCTTTCCACTCTGGATTATCTGGATATATTTTTCTTCCAATATTAATTATTATATTTGATAATTTCCATCTTACATTATACCATTTTGGTTTTTCTTTAGATTCTAAATTCATAACTTACTCCTCACTGATAAAATATTATATTATCGTTTAACCTGTGTTCAGGCGGTGCTCTAATCAAAAATGGTTTATAAAAATAAATTAACTTCCATATTGGCAATTGATAAATTATTAAAATATAATATTCTTGCCCTCCTTCCAGTAAATCCCTTAGCCATTCTAATAAGTATAAATATTTATCAAAATTGAATATTAAATAATAACTTGGTACTGACGCATAAGCCCATGCAATTACATATATTTTTGAACAGTCTCCTGTTTGCGTCAAACATGTTGATTCAGTAGTATCATCTGCATAGCAATCCTCAAAAGTAATTGTATTCGCACATGTCCCATCTGTTGTTAATACCATATTATATTATCGTTTAATCCAATTTACTCTTTTCATGCTCAATATATTTTTCCATCCGGTAACGATAGAAGCTGTCAAATTCTTTCATACCTTCGTCATTCTGTTCCCATCTGCGATAAAGTACAGCTCTTAACCTTTGTGCAGGAGTTTTCTTTTCATCGGTCGGTTTAAGCTCTGGTAAATCTTTAACATCCTCAACTTCTATTTGATGAATACTAAATGTAAACCAACCCGGTTGACCTTCTATATCTATCAACTGAGCAACCTTTGTTGAATCGCTTTCCCCTGTTTCAACAATAAACTGGCGACCACTGGCAAGACCTTTATCTCTTACTATTACAGCTGGAACCTGAAATATCATTTTATCGTTCATATCAAATCTCCTTTAATGTCTTTCCATATTTCAATTTTCATTTATCCCTCTTTCTGATAATAGTTTATTTATAATTTTCATTGACAATTCTTCAATGCAAGAATCAACATTATCATAAAAATCTTTAGCAAATTCCCTTATTGCTTCTTTCTTTGCCTGTTCTATCATTTCTTTTTCTTGAAATATTATTTCATCTAAAAAAAAAGTTAAAGCACTATATTTTTCTGAAATAGGATAACTTTTATTTATAAAATCATAATTTTCTTTTGTTTCTAATAATTTTCTTATTTCTTCTCGTCTTTTATCCCACATTATTCTTTCTCCTGTATTTCTTTAATTGCTTTTTCATATAATTCAACACAATGTTTAACTCTATCGTCTTTATAACTATCTATATATTCCATAACATGTTGTACATATTTTCTTGCTTCTTCAAGTGCTGTCTTTTTAATCCAACCGTCTTTTTTTGCCTGAGTAATAATCTGTTCAGGGAATAATGTTATATACTTATGAAGTATATACCCCATTATATTCCTAAATTCTTCTTCTGTTAATTGTATCATTATTCTTTCTCCTTGTGTTTGTTGATGAGATGTTTGTTTATATTATATTGTTCAACATCTTCTTTATAATTCATAAATGGTCTTTGCCTTTCTAAATAATTATTTGTAGTATTTACCAATGCTTTGAATAATTCTTTCTTTGCTTGGCGTTCTTGATTGGCTATTTTCAAAGTTTCATCTAAAGCTTTTTTTGCTATATCGAGAGCTTTGCATACTTCTTCTAAAGTCTCTTTCTCGTTCATTGCTTAACTCCTTTATAACCAAAATTTATTTTTTTTAGTTTTTAACAATTCATATAAAATCCCTACTTGATCTTTTAATTCTTTAATAATTTCATATTGAATTTTAAGTTTTTCTTTTAAAATATTAATTTCATTTTCTTTTATACATTTATTGCACATTGCTTTACTCCTTAAAAGTAGAATTATTCAGCAAAAAATAATTATCTACATAATAATTTAAATCAATATAAATAGTTGTAAATATGATCATTGCTTTACTCCTTAATGTATTTATCATATTTTTCAATTGCTAATTCTATTCTTTTCACAAGCAACTCAGCAGATTTATTTTTAGTTTCAGACACAAATGATTTAAGATATGGCATTGTAGTTTTTAAAGCATCAACAGCAGCTTCTATAACTTCATCTTTTTGTTTAAGTTGTTCTTCCAAGCGTGCTATTTTTGTAAATAATTCTTCTGTAATCATTGCTTATTCTCCTGCTTTTATTTATCTCACAATTAGGCTCTGAACAATGTCGTCCATTGCTATCCCACCATACAACGTGATGTCTTGATCCTTCTTTGACAATATGTTTTTCCGTACCGTTTTTATTGTATTCAGGAAGTTGATATTCTTTCATTGTCTTATTCTCCTGTTAAATTAAACATCAATAAAAACAAGAATTGCTTTTTTAATTTCACCTATTTCTTCCAATCGCTTAAATTCTTCTTGTAATATTTTCTCTTGTTCTTCATCAGATAAATCTTCAAATTCCGGTTCAGATTCCATATCATAATTTATTTGATCAATTATATCTGCTTCCCCGATATAAAAACATTCTGGGAACCAGCATAAATCTGTTTCAATTTTTGAAATATTACCCATCCACCATCGATATGAATCTGCGTCTGCAACTACATCTGAATTTACTATAAATTTAATTTTAAGCTCTGGGTTCTCTTTTGCTAATTGTATTAATTTTTCAATGTGTTTATTCACACTATACCTCCTGTTGATTTAGGAATTATTTAACTTTTCATTTTCTTTTGAATATCTATCTAATATTTCTTGCGCATCCATCATTTCTATATGACAATGATCTGCCATGCAATCATATCTATCTGGATTGTTAGATAAAATGTCCCATTGTTTTAAACAAAATCTTAATAAATCTATTTCCCATTCTTTCACACTATACCTCCTATATGTGTAGTGTTAAATTAAAATTTATCTAAATCGTCCCAATCTACAGTAAATGGATTTGGTTCTAATAGTGTTCTATGTAATGGATTTGTTGTTTTCATTCGTCCATTTGCATTTAGCTCAAATTCAAGCCATTCTGTAATATCGTCATCAGAAATATTATCAGGTATTTCAAGTTCAAATTCAACTTTAATTCTCATATCACCTCTCCAACGTGTGTAGTGTTTACCGTGACAAAATATTACTTATGTCCTATGAATCATGATTATAAAATGATATGAAAAACTTATTAGAGCTTAATCCTAATAAAGAAATTGAAACAAAAGGATTTCCACCTTTTTTTGTAAAATAAGATAATCGTATTGCAGACAATTTTATTACAAAAGTCCCTGAATAATCACTGCCGAAAATATCTCCATTCTTCAATTCATCTGAATCTTTTAATATTTCAAATCCAGTATCTTTCCCTTTACTATTTACAATTCTATAGTAATTACAACCGCAGTGCCTCATATCCCATCCAATGCGGTTTAATGTTTCTTTTAATTGATCAAGAGTTGGAGATTTTATTATTTCTTTTTTTTTCATCTTTCTCTCCTTTACGACATAATCTGTATTTTGTCATATCACATCCTTAACGTGTGTAGTCTTTCCTATTCTTTTGTATTCAATAGTATTCTCTAATACTTTCTTAAATTTCATTCTCTAAACAATGACTGCATGGATTATCATTGCAATTACACCTCATATTGCAATTCGGACATTCATGGAAACACTTTGGATCATAATTATACTCCGTCAATTGCTTTACTTTCTCAATCTCATCTGTAAGCCGGTTTTCTAAGTATTCCTGATAAGTAATATTACTGCCTGTTTTATTGCGTTCTGTTCTGTAGTCTTTAATGTAGTCCATATCTCCCCCTAAACTATCTTACAGAATTGTTTGTGAAATATAATTCAAAATTCTATCTCCCTAAATGTTTTAGTATCGCCATTGAACCAAAAACCAACTTCCCCTTCCAGCCCCCATTCCCGATTTTTTTTAACATAAAGAATTGAATCTGCTGAGTCATCACCATTAGCCATATTATTCTTTTTTTCTTCAGCAGTTAATCGATAAAGTATAAGTACATTATCGGCAAGATTAACAATGTCGCCAGAGCCCGAAACATCAACTTTATCCGGTTTATCTGTATCTTTAAATCCCTTCCGGGGATGTGATACTAAATGCACGTGCCCTCCAAAGATTTTGGCAATTTTATCTATAAGATAATTACAAAACCCTTTTTGCTCCTCATACTTATCATATCCAGTCAGATTAACTTTCATCAGCGAATCTAAAATAAAATGTTTTACTCCGTACTTCCGGGCGGCAAAAATAAATACATCAAATAATTCACTTGCATTTACATTTCCGGCCAAATTCATCACAAATAGATTATCAAGTTCAGAAATACTTTCCCGCACTTCTTCCCGGTTTAATATCTTTTTCTGTTTAATATGAGTAAGCATCCATTTGAGATATTTCCGGGGCATCATTTCAAGAGAAGCAATTATAACTTTCTCACCTTTTTTTAACAATGAATACACAACATCATTTAACATGGTTGACTTACCTGCACTTGATCTTCCCGACCAAACCGTTAATTCTCCTTCCCGCCATCCTTTTAATAATTCCGTAAGTCCTTTCCAGGGAGTCGATATACCGTACATTTTTTCAGGATGTTCAAACATATCTATAATTTCATCTTCGAAATCTTTTGCTTTTAATAATGTAGCTGGATCAAAATTTTTTGCATTATCAATACATTCCTGAATTTTCTCAGGAGTTATATCATTCATCAAACATTCATTCATATCTTTATAAGGCAGAATAACATTATAGCATCGCCATTCCCCAAGCCTCTTTACTATCTCATCAATATTTTTTTGACCAGCATCATCGTTATCCAATGCTAAATAAATCTTTTGAAATTGATTAAGAAAATCCCATTCATGTTCAAGCCATCGCAAATCACTTGCTCCACTTGGAACACTCACGGCATCTAATCCGCATTGTGAAAAAGACAGTGTATCAATTTCACCTTCACAAATTATAATATAATCTTTATCGCAAAAATCCCTACCGAATAATACCGGCTCTGCATTCTTCTCCTGCCTAAATTTTTTTTCTTTCATTGATCTATATTTGACATTTACGATTTCGCCATTTTTAAAATATGGAAACATTATTTCGTTCTGCTGCTGACCGATTTTATACTGCTTGGTTATGGCTTCCCATATTCCCCGGCTCTGTAACCATTTAATAGCTTCATTTGTTTTCCCGGATTTAACTACAGGTTTTTCATATTTTACAGGCATTCTGTATATATATTCATCATTATCTAATCGTTGAGGAGTATCTCCTAATTCCTGTTGCAATTGCCACCAACTGCCCTTTTTCCCGCATTTATTTATATGCAAACATGACCACGCACCATCAACAAGACTAATTGCAAATTTATGTTCTTTATCATCACAAAAAGGACAATTTAAAATTGCTGTTAATCCTTTAGGCCGTTTTACTTCTTTCCAATTCCAGCCTTTTGATTGCATGTAATTTCTAACATCCATTTACATTTTTTCCAGTTTAAATATTCTGAATAATCCAGATATTATATGTTTTAATATCGTATTGTTATGATTCAGATATTGATTGATTAGCTTTTTCTTTAATGCCTTTCGGAATAGCTCCGACTGAAGTTTTAGGTTTATCATTTTTGTTTTCCATTTGCAATTTTAATGTATCGAATTTTTCTCTAAATTTTTTTGTTGATAATATATTACTTTTCCAAAAATTATCTTTCATTGCCCATATCCAGACTTTATGCATTGTGTCATAATCTATTACTTTATTTAATATTTTTAACTCTTCAGACCATTTATTTAAATTAGGCTTATTGTTTTTATATCGTGTTAAATTATTATATGTCATTAAATCATCATAAAATATTTTTGTATAAAATAAAGCATCTTTATCTATTTCTTTTATCTTTTCTTTCTTCTCTTCTCTCTTCTCTGTGTTACATGTGTTACCGTCTGTTACAAGAATGTTACTTTGTAACAATTTCTTCTTTTCTCTATGCTTTCTTACTCTTTCCGCTACTTGTGTTTCACTCCCTATTAAATGTTGTAATAAATTAAGGTATATAGTTTCATCGTCCCATATTTCTATTGTTCCCATGTTCTCAAGAGCTTTCAAAGTTAATTTGATTATGTTTATATCTTCATCTAAAAACAAAGCCAATTCTTCTTCTTTAGATGGCATTATTTTTTCAAATTTTAATATTCCTTCTGTCTTTAAAGACTTTAATTGCATTTTCAAATAAACTATTACTAATTGATCTCCATCTGGTAATTTTCTTAATGCCCTGATATGTTTTTCTTCAAAAAAATCATCTTTTAATTTTAACCAATAGTAACGTTTTTCCATTCTTTGCTCCAATAAAAAAAGCCGCTCTCTCTGGTGGCTCCCCAAGAGGAAGACGTCAATGCGACTTCCTGCCACCAGACAAAACGGCTTTGATTTTTCGACCTTGGGGAAAGTCTTATTTAAATTTATCATCACATTAACCTATAGTGATTTACTTGTCAATTATTTTTTTCAACATCATTGCGTAATTTTCTTGACTGCTGGTTATATTTTCTGTCAAATTCTTTCCAGGTCATTACTGACAGCTCTGGTTTTTTGTTTATCCAGTTAAATAATTTAAGTAATAAGCATTTCATATCTTACTCCTCCTGTTAATTATTTAATAAATTTAATATTCTCAACCGGAATATTTTTTACTGTTCCATCAGATAACTCAATAATAGCAGTTGAAAAATTACCTACTCCCATGTTTATTTCCTCATAATCTACACCAAATGCTAAAAATTTAGCTTTGCCTTTTAGAACTTTATCGTAAAAACTTTTGTTATCTTCGATTTTATGCTCATATTCGAACCATTCTACTTTTCTATTCATATCTTACTCCTTATTTATTATTTAAATTTTATTCAAAATTTTAATATTATTTATTTCTTTGATTTTATCGGTTTTTATTTTTTGTTGCCAGTCGCAACGATTATTCCATGTTTTTTGACTTTGGGGATTATTATAACATTCTTCGTAAGTAGCATATAAATCATCTTCATTACGCCCAGTAAATCCATTAACCCCACTCGGAACTCCTATATCATAACTATACTGATGCGCAGGGGGGCAATATGACATATTTTTAATTTTTATTTTTAAAATTGAGTCTTCATATTTTCCATATTTATCAAGATTTGTAGAATCAAAATAATAAACAATATCATCTATATTATATTTATTAATATTTTTTTGAATAAATTGATTTTTTAATCCTTCATCTAAAATACAATTATACCCCTCTAAAAAAGGCCCATAATGATCATCACTACGATATTCTCGCAAAGAACATTCATTCTTTGATTCATTCCAATTCTCACATTCATTTTGAGGACATTTATTCATATCTTACTCCTTATTTAATTATAATAATCTTTATCATTATATTTATTTTCACAATTACCTCTTAATACTTTTTGTCCATATTCACCAAATCCCACTTCAATAAAATCAAATGGATTTGAGCCATCTTCATAATTAAAAGATTTCAATAAATTATAAAAAGAATCTCTCAATTGTTCGATTCTATCAGCAATATCCCATCCCTTTTTACTTCCATCAGGCGCAAGAATTATTGTAGTTTTGTGATTAACTAATGCTGGAATAAAACAGAATAATGATTTTTCATCATCAGACAATGTTTTAATCCATTTCTTTATGTGATTTACAGATTGCTCATCCCATGTAGTCGCTATTATACATTCATTATTTTCTACTCCCATATCTTATTCCTTATTGTTTATCATTCCTCTCACTCTTGGTGTTTTGCCGATAAGTTTTATCATTTCTTCAGCAGCTGCCTGAGTCTTTTGTATTGATTCTTTGGCTTTTGAGATAGTTTCAAAAAAATGATATACTTCTCCATTACGCTGTAATCCAAACCATATAGTTCCACCATAATAAACTACAGGGAAGTAATGAGCTCCACTTTCCCAAATTCGTAGAGTGTCTTCAAACGAAACTTCAGGAACATCTCCCTCACACTTCATTGATACTTTAGTGCCTTTACGTCTTAATGTTATTCTTATCATTTGTTTCTCCTGTAATATTCATAATTATATTTACTGACCCATGCTTTATTGGCTTTATTCCAGTCTATTTTGTCAGCTTTACGACATTCTTTGCAATCTGATCTGTGATAAACATATAAAATACGGCCATACTTTCTGCTGGTCATTAAAAATAACGTGATGAACTTCCAGTGACCGCAGTTTGTGCATTGCTTATAGGTTATCACCCTAAAATTTCCATTGAGACTATCCAGTATAATATCGAAACAAGAAGTATAACTAACGCAGCAGCCAAGATTTTTAGTATTCGATTAAATCTTCTTTGCATCTTTGCCCTGTATTCGGCTTCTGATTCAATGGCGTTATTGCCGGGAGTGTTGCGTAGTTCCCATTCTTTACGGAGATAATCATATTCTTTTTTTGTGCCTTTCATATCAATCCTCCTTTGGTGGTTCTGGTCGTGGCATCCAGTGAGTTACAAAATCTAAACCATAAATTCTATCTCGATATGTATCATAAAAATGTAAATCATCTGGATCATCATATTTAGATGGATCAACAAACATACAATCTGGAAACCTACCTCCGCTTTTATGAAAAATATCAACTATTTGCTCATGTTCCGGCAATCTATCTTTAATAATTATCCATTTCATATCAATCCTCCTGTTGTATTTTATTGTTAAGTTAATTTTCTATTTTGCCAAGACAATTCATCAATTTTATCATTCAATTTATCAAGAATATTGAGAATTTGATTTATATTTGCTTCAATAGCTTCAGATGACCTTGCATCTATTCTAAACTGTTGAATCATTTCATGTATTTGATCTTTCATATGTCCTCCTATTATAAATAATGCCGTGCCGGTCTTTGCAAGATTTAATACGTCTAACTTAAATATTTAGTCTAAGCTCTCACAAAGACCGGCTTCTCCGTTTCCGCACCCTGTATCATTAGACGTCAGGCTGACCAACGATTTAGGCCATTCACCGGATTTGGCCTGTCCCGAATCGAACCGGGAATAAACATCAACCGCATCAACGTTCAGGCCACCATACCCTTAGCAATCATATACTTATGCGTTTATCTGGCCGCCGCCTGTATTTAATAAGCCCTCTATTGAGTGGCGTTATTATCAATATCGCTCCCCAATCTTTATGAAACCATATTCAGTTATTTTTTGTGTAACCTTATTAACTGTTTCATTTGCAATAGTAGTAACACAAGTTAATAAAGTATCTTTCATCTGAGAAGAAATATTATTAATAAATTCTTGTTCTTCAATAACTATTTTATCAAATACAGCTTGAACTATTTTATCAAGAAATTCATTCTCCTCTAATTTAGATAAAAGTTTATCAGAAACAGCTTTTGTAATATTCCAATAATAAGAATCCTTCATTTGCTCTTGAATTTTAATTCCAATAGTTTCCGATATATCATTTGGTAATTTTACAATCAATTCTTCCATACATCCTCCTTTAATTATTTATTTTTCTCCGACTTTAATACTTTGCCGCATTCAGGACATTTTACTTCTTTATTGATATGTTTAAAGTCTGTGTTGATTTCTTTAATATAACCGCATTTGCATTTATATGTTAGCTGTTGTAGTTTAGGTTTCATTTTGTCCTTCCAATTCAAGCTGGTATTCAGCATCAATTGTGTTTTCAACTTCTTCCGGTATTTCGGGTATTTGTTTTAGTGATTCAATTTTTTCTTCCGTTAGCAATCCGATAAATTTTTTATCAGGAAGAAGTTCTTTTATCATTTCTATATGTGGTTGACTTAAATTCGGTGTGAGATGTAGCACAGGAAATTTATTTTTTGACCCTGGCTTATAACTTATTTTCTTTTCAACATGAAGATCAAAAGGAATTCCGCTAACCGTACCTGCTGATTCAAGTACTCTTTTAAATTGTTTTTTCATAGACGGAATACTTGATTCTTTCCCCTTTGTGTTCAGCCTATGAAAAAACAATTTAAAAGA